AGCGAACAAACTGCACTCAACTATTCTGAAGTACTCAAGAGCGCTATGACAGATGTCAAAACATTCCGTGATCAACGAAATGAAAAATCATGAGCACTACAATCAAAGAAGATCTTGAAATGATTCTCGAAAAGCTGGATCGGCTTGAGCGGATGATCGGAAAATCGACATGGCATTTCGAGTATCCAGGGGATAACACTCCACAACCTTCTTATCCTACAAATCCTTTTCCGTACATCGCTAATTCCACTGTGTGTTCAAAATGCGGCCTTGAATTTGAAGGTGCTACAAGCTATTATTGCCCGGATAATAATTGCCCAACATTTCTAAAGGCAACATAATAGGAGAAAACTATGCGCGTCTTTATAGGACCTTACGTTGATCGCTGGATCAGTAAAGTTCATGATCGTTATATGGATCGAAAGTATAAGGGTGGGCTTTGGCCTCGATATGCTGAGGAAAGCGGCGCTCCAGTTGATGAGAAGGCCGTCGAGGCCCTTGAAGACACTTTACAATGGATCTATAATCACACGATCAACCTATACCTAGATCATAAAGAACGTAAGATCAAAGTAAAAATTGATCTAGATGATTTTGAATAACGAGGATATATAAATAGGTTATAATGTAGTTCACGAGCTTCGTGGTGGTCGCTCTAACTACTCTAGAACAACTAAGGAGTTCCAGCATGACTTATTTATATGAGGCTATCAAGCCTACGCGCATCTATCACAAACAATGCTCTCATTGTGGTCTAAACTATTTAGGTAAGACTGTAAGAGATGAAATTGAAAACTACACAGGCTCAGGTGTATATTGGCAAAACCATTTGAAAAAACATAATGCAGAATCTATTCACATTTGGAATAGCAATTGGTTCTATGATACTTCTATTGTAGACTATGCCCTTGATTTGAGTGAAAAGCTGAACATAGTTGAAAGTAAAGAATGGGCTAATGCTGTCCCAGAAGACGGTTTAGGTGACGGTGGACCGACAAATAAAGGTCGAAAACTTAGTCCTCAATGGCGTGAAAATATAGCATCTTCAGTTAGTCAAACTAAAAACTCTACAGAATGGAAAGAAACTGTAGGTAAAGAAGCTAGAGAAAAAGACAGAAAAATAAAGAATGACCCTATTTGGAGAGAAACTGTAGGGCGTCCTAGTTGGGAAGTATCTAAGAAAAAGCAAATAGATACTAAATCAGATCCTATTTGGAAGTCTAACAATAGTAAAACTTGTGAACACTGCGGAAAAAAATGTGATATAGGAAACTATAATAGGTGGCATGGTGATCGTTGCAATAGTGTTGTTGAAAGAGTTTCAGCACCAATAAATAAAACAATAGAATGTCCTCACTGTAAAACGGTAGGTAAAGATGGGTCAGCAATGAGAAGATGGCACTTTGATAAATGCAAAGAAAGGAAGTCGTAATGTTGGAAGTTTATTTGTGGAAATGGCCTAAAGGCAAACTGCTGCAGTGGCTAGGATTCAAAACTAAAAAATATTTCTATATGGAAATGAGCAATCAGGCAACGTGGTCAATGGATCATACTTTGGCTTTTATTGTGGTTCCTATGCTCAAGCAACTCAAAGATACTAAACATGGTGCACCGTTTGTTGATGATGAAGATGTACCAGAGCATCTCCGTAGTACTTCTGCTCCTCCGAAAGAAAACGAATGGGATACAGACGAGCATCACTTTGCTCGCTGGGACTGGGTTCTAGACGAGATGCTCTGGGCATTTGAAATGCTAACAAAAGACGATTGGGAGTCTGACTACTATGGCGATTGGATTAAAGATGGCCCCGGTCCTTTATCCGGGCACTTTGATTGGACAGACGATGAAGGTCGCAAAAAAGCAAATGCCAGAATAGATAACGGATTAAGATTATTCGGAAAATACTTTCGCTGTCTTTGGGATTAAATGTGCTTTGTTATAAATAGTATTAAAGAAGGGAGTGATCCGCCAGAATACACTCCCTTCAGCACAATAAGACTATTTGGGAGTCCTATCATGTCTAATACTATTTATCTATACCTAAAAACTCATAATCAAACAGGTTTAAAATACCTCGGCAAAACTGTTAAAGATCCATTTGTATATAAGGGATCGGGAAAACGTTGGCTGAGTCATTTAGCAAAACATGGTGCAGATGTTTCAACTGAAATATTGTTTGAAACGACTGATGTTGAAGAGTTTAGAACCGTTGCATTATATTACTCGGAAAAAATGAATATAGTAGAATCAAACGAATACGCTAACCTTGTAGTAGAACAAGGCGATGGTGGATTCGTCCCAAGATCGTCCGAATCTTATAGAAAGGGCGTCAAAACAAAAATTAAAAATCAAACCCATTTAAATTCTGGAAGCAAACGGGCGAGATTGAAAGCAAAAGAAACTTCATTAAAAAAATACGGTACTCTTAAAACTGGAGACGATAAGTCTCGACAACGAGGTTGGGAAACCCGCAGGAATCGCGGTACAGATAGGGGTTGGAGTAAGCCGAAAGAATCAGTCATTAAGGGTGTTGAAACTAGAAAAAACAATGGCACAAATACCTGGAAAATAACGGATAAAGTTACTTGTCCGCATTGTGGCAAAGTCGGTGCTAAGTCGGGTGCCATGGCACAATGGCATTTTGATAACTGTAAAAATAAATGAAAAATCTATGGGATTGATTCATGTTTACAATTGAAATGGACCATGACGAAACTCGAGTCACTATTCTTGACGAGAATGATCATTATGAAGACGTGCAGTTTGTCATCTTCGACGACATAGTCTACATTCGCCAATGGAGTGAAGAACTCGATCTTTTCGAAACTATTGCAATGTCACCAGAAATGTTTGACGAGTTTCGCAAGGCACTAGATCTGCCAGAAGGCGCATATCGTACAAAGTAGTTGACATTTACCTTCGAATGGTATATGATTCTAATATGATAACAAATGAGGTACACATGAAGGTGATTCACAAAACTCCCGAGCTTTACAAGCGCGATACGAAAGGTAAAATTCGTATTTGGTGGGCTGAAGCGGGTACGGACGGTGAGACTTGGTCCTGGCGTGCAAACTCTGGTGTCAGGGACGGCAAGATCGTAGAGTCTGGTTGGAAGCTCGTTCGTCAAAAAAACGTTGGTCGCTCTAACGAGACTTCGCTTGAAGAACAAGCGATTGCAGAGATGACTGCAGAGTTTGATAAGAAAGCTGAGCGCGAGTACTTTCGTGATATTGCAAAAGTAGATACGTATGAAAAATTCAAGCCAATGCTTGCAGGCGGTTACGAACATCACGAGTTTGATTTTACAAACAACACTTACTTTTCTCAACCAAAACTTGACGGCATCCGTTGTATCGCTAAGGCTGATGGTCTATGGACTCGAGCAGGCAAAGAAATCGTAAGCTGCCCTCATATCTTCGAATACTTGCAGCCTTTCTTTGGTAAGTATCCAAACGCAGTTCTTGACGGTGAACTCTACAATCACGATCTGAAAGATGATTTCAATAAGATCACTTCGTTGGTTCGCAAGACAAAGCCAAAGCCAGAAGACATTGAAGAGTGTGCTGAACTTGTTCAGTATCACGTGTACGACTGTTGTAATGAAGACCTCTTTGAAGATCGTTATAACTTTATCTACGATCAAGGGTTTGCTTCTTCTGTTGTAATTGTAGAAACTCGCACTGTTACAAGTAATGAAGCAATTGATAAATTTTATGGCCAGTATCTCGAAGACGGCTACGAGGGTCAGATGATTCGACTCAATACTAAATACGAAAACAAGCGATCAAAGTATCTGCTGAAGCGTAAAGAGTTCCTTACTGACGAGTTTGTAGTTTCTTCAGTGGAAGAAGGAAAGGGTAACTGGGCTGGTTACATCAAGCGATTTGTGCTTGAGCTTCCTGATGGACGTACATTCGGTGCTGGCGTTCGTGGTAATCAAGAAGTAATGCGCGATCTCTTTGAAGCAGAAAAAAACCCCACATGGGCTACTCTTCGTTACTTTACGCCAACGCCCGATGGCGTTCCTCGTTTTCCGGTCGTTGTAGACTGGGGTGTCGGTAATCGCGAAGACTAAGGAGAAAAATATGATCTTTCGCATCTTTTACGATAAATTCGACCTTCCTGTAAATGTTCTGATCTGGTGTTTTATGTCAACGCTCTACCCTGCAATCTTTTTTGCACTTTACGCGCCAACAAATGAATGGGGTCCTATCGATGTCTAATAAATACGCTATAGTTACTGCAGTATCATCTTATCGTATGCGGTACGCAATACCAATTGAAGACTTAAAAAATCTCAACAAAGAGGCTCAAGTTGAGCTTGAATGGGCTGCATATGCTGTTACTTGTGAAGAGGTTGAAGAGTTTTCACAACAATGGCTAGGAGAACAAATCATTGATGTTCAAGAACTTGATGAAGAGCAAACACTTGAACTCTTCGATAAAGATAATGAATACCTCCGAGGTTGGTCAAAGGATCAAAAACTGGATTACATCAAAAACTGGGCTACGCCTCGTTAAGTATATAGAACGGCTTGGCATAGCTCTTTCTGTTTTACTGAATGTAATACTTGGGGGATCAAGCAATCAAACATTTAGCGCAAGAAACTGGGGTTGGAAGATACAAGGTTATCCCAACCTCGTTTGGCTTATAGATTGGGGCGCTAGCTGGTATGAAGAAGATCACTGTAAACAGAGTTGGGACTTTTGGTTCAATATCATAAAGAAATACGGAGAGACTAGATATGAATACGATCAAAATTTACGGAAAGACTAACTGCCCCTGGTGTGACCGAGCAAAAAGCTTAGTCTCACGTTATGGTTTTCAATACGAATATTTCGATATCGGCCGCAAACAATACTACGACGAACTGAAAGAATCAGTACCCGATCTTAAGACGGTACCGCAGATCTTCTGGAATGAGCGATATATTGGTGGATACAACGAGCTAGCAAACGAAATTGAAAACACTGTTGGAAGCTATGGCGATCAACTTTTCTAGTTGACATCTGTGCCGAATCAGTATAGTATCATAATATAAGAAGGAGAGCTCAATTGGCTAAAGTAGAACTAGATATCGCTCATGATATCGAACTCGGTGAATTCCTTGACATGTGCGACCAGTACAATTTGGAATTCAAAATTATCGAAGCTCGAGGCCCGGGAGGTGGAAACCCGCTTGTAGAATTTATTGGTGATGACGAAGACGTTCGTCGTTTCATGCACGAAAACGACTATGACGAAGAGGACTACTAATGCTTGACAATAATAAGACTTATGCAGAAATCATTGTAGACATGATGAATGACTACAACATTACCATGTTTGATGCATTATTGTGGGACTTTGAGTCTTATCCCTTTGTTGGTTTTAGTGCTGAAAAGCTTTATACTAGATCTGGTATTGAAGCACTAGAACTTACGTTTCGTGATTATCTTGTGCTGAACGGTATTACAGATCAAAAGGATAAAGACTTTTATACAGACATTTTCATGGGTCGGAAAAATAATATGGAGCTTCGTCGTGCCGAAACGCAGTAAAAGTAAAAAACAAAGACTCGAAGATGCTGAGAAAGCACACGAAGAATGGCTTGTCTCTATAGGTTACAAGGGTGGTAAGTCACTCCGTGGTAAACATGGAAGACGCGTTGGTGTATACGATCTTCCAAACCTTCGAAAAGGATTACGATCAATGCCAGCCACATCTGATATAGTTGCAGGCAATGGTAACAAAAAAGAAACTTATAAGTATACCGGAAACTATATCAAGGGTATCGCTACAACCCATAAGTCTAACTTAGTGCCCATTACAAGTAAAGAGCAGGCAGTTCAAGCCTCGCAAATGAGGAGAAGCTGATAAATACCTCTAGGAGGTATTATCAATGTGGACCTATAACGGTAAAGAATTTACGAGTGAGATGATTGAAGATTATGTTGGCTTCGTATATATCATCACAAACAAAACAAACGGAAAAAAGTACATAGGCAAAAAGATCTTCAAGTCAACGAGAAAGCTTCCTCCACTCAAGGGAAAAACTCGTAGAAGAACTAAAGTGTCGGAGTCTGATTGGAAAGACTACTTTGGATCTTCAGACGAAGTGAAGACTCTCGTGGAAGAAACTGGTCGTGATAACTTTGAACGCGAAATACTGCATCTGTGCAAATCGAAAGGTGAGATGGGATACTTGGAATTGAAGGAACAGATCGACCGTGAAGTTCTTCTTCGAGACGACTTTTACAACGGTATCGTTCAAGCAAAAATTCATCGAAACCACGTAAAAAGTCTGAAAAAGGTTGACATTTGATCTTTGTTGTGATAATATGCAATTATAGAATCATGGAGATACAAAATGCTGATCAAACGTAAAAGCGCAATCACTGGTATTGAACGCACTCGTGACATTCCAGTAAACCCAGATGATCTTATCGCCTGGGAACAAGGTATTGGTAACATTCAAGACGCGATGCCTTATCTGAATGACAACGATCGCGAATTTATTTTGTCAGGCATCACTCCCGAAGAATGGGACAGCGCATTTTCTGAACAAATTGAAGATATTATCGCTGATAGTCTTGATGACGAGATTGCATTTTGATTATTATTTTCAATGGACCCCCTGGTTCGGGTAAAGACGAAGCTGCGTCGTACTTCAAACGTCTTGGCTTTAAACATCTTAGTTTTAAGTACGTGCTATTTCAGGAAACTATTTCTTACTTTGGCGTCACTCATGACTGGTTCATGAAAGACTATGATAACCGAAAGGTAAAAGAAAGACCAGAAAAAGCTTTAAAGGGCATGTCTCGTCGTGAAGCACTTATCCACGTTTCAGAAGAAGTAATCAAGCCCGTAGAAGGATTAGATTTCTTTGGGCGCTGTGTGGCAGAAGAAATACGAGACACTGAAGACTATGCCGTCTCAGATGGTGGATTTATTGAAGAGTTAACTCCTATTATAAATAAGATTGGAACTGGAAATATTGTTTTGGTTCAGCTCACACGAGAAGGATGTAACTACTCCACAGATTCTCGTCGTTACTTTGATGGAAACCTAGTCAAAGAATTCGTTTTGAATCATCAGACGCCAATCAAAAAACAACATGTACTTTCCTATAAGTTTGACATAAAGACTTATAGGATTCACAATAATAGTACAATCGAAGACTTTTATGGCGTCCTTCAAGAAATATACCAATCAGAAAAGGCAGTCAATGAAACAGGAGAAGAAGGAAAAGCCGCGTAGCAGAATACTATTGGAAAATCCTTACGATATCGAAACTATACTCGAGTCAATTATAATTGCTTCAAAGGGATCAAAAGAAATACTTTTTATGGATAAGCTTATAGCTCAAATAAGATTAGATCCAACAATTGATACTACAGAATTGAGCTATAATATTCTAAGAGAACTTGAACTACTCAAACTTGAAAAAATGTGAAAAGGAGACTATATCATGGCAAAAAAAGGCGGTAAATCTAAAGGCTACGTATCTGCCGGTGTACACAGTAACGTAAAAAAATCGACACTGCGTGATATGCGAGCTGCAAAGACTGAAGGCGAAAAACAGGCTGATAAGCAGAAAGCCTGGCTAAACGGTCAAAATCCTTGGGTTACAATCGACAATCCAAATAAAGAGCAGACGAACAAGCGCCGCATTCGTGTTCGTATGAATGATCTGATGGGTGGTACTGCTAAAGATCGTGAAAAGCGCAACTTTAAGATGAAGTCATAAAATGTTTGACAAAGAAAAAACTGTAAAAAAACTGCGCGAAGGCATCTGTAAAGTAGTATTTACTAAAGCAAATGGCGATACTCGTATTATGCACTGTACACTCAATGAGTCTATGCTTCCAGAACAAGTTGACTTGGAAGAAGCAGTGCAAAAGAAAAAACCCAATCCTGACGTACTCGCAGTGTGGGACGTTGAAAACTCAGGATGGAGATCTTTTCGCTGGGACTCTGTTACTGATTTTAGTACAGAGCACAATCTATGAGTTGTATCTATAAAGGTAAAGTAAAAAATAGCGAGCTGTCTCAAAATGCTCGAGGCGGTACTGAAATGATGCGTCAGCGCATCATAGATAATGCAGATCAAGAATTGCTCAAAAAGTTTGCAATACATTTATCGAGACCTCGTAATATGTATTCGGACGTAAAGAACATTTTTTGGTGCCATGATCTCGTTGGCGACCCAGAAAATCGCATATTACAAGATGAAGGCTGGAAAAAGTTTGACCACTTCGTCTTTGTATCTCAGTGGCAGCGTGATATGTATGTAATGGCCTTTGGTATTCCATATTCAAAGTGTACAGTCATTCCAAACGCGATAGAAAAAGAATATAGTCCGAAGAAAACAGATATCGATCAGATACGTTTTATCTATCACACAACTCCCCATCGTGGTCTTGAACTCGTATATCCTATCTTTGATGCTCTTTCAAAAGAGTTTGATAACATTCATCTTGATGTGTACTCTTCGTTTGAGATCTACGGTTGGAAGCAGAGAGACGAGCCGTATAAGCAGCTCTTTGAAAATATCAAGTCTCATCCTCAAATGGCGTATCACGGTTCC